CATCTGGTTTATTGGCGTAGTTTGCGGGTGTATCGCCGGCATTGGCGGCCTGATCGTCATGGCCTGGTACAAGCATAAAGACAATCAGAGGCTCGATAAGCTCTATCGCATGAAGGAAATTGAGCATGAAATCCGAGTCAACAAGAAATCCTGAGCTGAACTGGAAAGAAAAAGCGTGCCTTGCTCTGTGGTTTTTAATTCTTTTTGGCGCATTTGCCTGCTTTTGTGCCTTTTTTGTGGCAAAAGCTGTAGCAGAATTCGCTGTTCAATAGTGTTTCATGTGGAACAATAAAGCGTAGCTTGTGATATAGTGATAGCACTCACTAACATGAGATTACGCGCATGGCGCAAAAACCCAAGAATCCACAGAAAAAACCACCTCCTCCTCCGATGCCTATTGGCAGGCCAACAACCTATTCCCAGGAGATGGCAGATAAAATCTGTGAACAGGTCGCTGACGGTAAAAGCATAAGGACAATTTGTGCTGGTGATGATATGCCAGCCGTTTCCTCAATCTTCAAGTGGATACGCGATTATCCTGAATTTTCGGAACAGTACAGGCTTGCGAAGGAGGATTGTGCCGATGCCATGGCAGAAGATTGCATTGATATTATTGATAACCAGGTTGAGCAGCCTTTGTTGGTAGAGGGAATTCCCATGGCCATAGATGGCAAGATGGTTATGGTCAAGGACAATGTATCGGTAAGCCATGCCAAGGAGCGGGTGGCGGTTCGCCTCAAGCTTATGTCTAAACTCATGCCAAAGAAGTACGGGGATAAGCTGGAGCTTGGTGGGGATCCTAATAATCCGATTCAAACTGTCACCAGGATAGAGCTGTGTGCTCCGTCATGTCCTCCACTGTCAAAGTAGAACTACCGCCAAAACTAATTCCGCTGTTTGCTCCTCCCAGGGGAGAGCTCCGTATCCGCGGTGCCAAGGGTGGCCGAGGGTCCGGCAAGTCGTTTTCCTTTGCAAAAATGGCTGCCGTCTGGGGGATTGTTGAGCCGTTAAGGATCTTGTGCGCCAGGGATATGCAGGTATCCATAAAGGAGTCATTTCATGCCGAGGTTAAGAAAGCGATAGCTTCAGAGCCATGGCTTGCCGCGGCTTATGATGTTGGGGTTGACTATATACGCGGAAAAAATGGTACTGAGTTCATATTCCGAGGCCTGCGGCACAATATGAGCAACATCAAGTCAATGGCAGATATTGATTTGTGCATCATTGAGGAGGCTGAGGATGTTGCTGAGTCGTCCTGGGTGGACCTTGAACCGACGATAAGAGCTCCAAAATCAGAGCTTTGGGTTATCTGGAACCCAAAGAAAGATGGCAGCCCGGTGGACAATAGGCTTGTTAAAAATAAACCGCCTCGCTCTATGATCGTCACGCTTGACCACAATGATAATCCATGGTTTACGCCAGAGCTTGAGGAGCAAAGGGCGCACGCCAGATTGACGATGGACCCAGGCAAGTATGCCCATGTTTGGGAGGGCCAGTATCTTGCGCTGAATGAGGCAACAGTATTTAAAAACTGGAAAATTCAGGAATTTGAAGCGCCGGCAGGCACTTCTTTTCGGCTTGGTGCGGACTGGGGCTTTTCTGTTGATCCCTCAGTGCTGGTTAGGTGTTACATAGAAGGCAAAAGTCTGTATGTGGACTATGAAGCCTACATGGTGGGATGCGAAATTGTTGGATTGCCAACACTGTTTGCAAGCGTTCCTGATGCCCACAAGTGGATCATCACGGCGGATTCAGCCAGGCCAGAGACTATCAGCCACCTCAGAAAGCATGGATACCCAAAGATTGTCCCTGCGCTGAAGGGGGCAAAAAGCCTTGAGGAGGGCGTGGAGTTTCTGCAATCCTTCGAGATTGTTGTTCATCCCAGGTGTGTGAATGTGATTAGGGAGATGACAAACTACTCGTTCAAGGTTCACAAGGATACCCAGGAAGTTCTCTCGATCCTTGAGGATAAAGATAATCACACCATTGACGCTATTCGGTACGCCTGTGAAGCCGCCAGGAGAGCGACAAAGCCAAAGCCGCAGCAAAGATCTGCCCCTCCTCGCTCCGACTGGGGATAGTTGATAGTTAGTGCCCACTACGCTATGATGACGGCTGCCGGTCATTGGCCGGACATTCTTTTTAACGGAGATTTCCCAAATGACAGCAAATACTCAAATCATCACCAGCATGAACAAAACCGAGGTAATGCGCACTGTCGAGATTATCGATACTGCAGACCTGACAAACAACTATGACGGCACCTATACCTATGGCAGCTATGACTTTTCCAGTCCGGAAGTGTCTCCCGCTGCTGGAGATCACATCGTCCTGAGCCCCTCTGGACAGAATGAACTGATGCCATCGGCTGTCTATTCCGATAGCTACCAGTCCATGAACTCCGGCTTCTTCAAGTGGGTAATCCCCGTGACGTTGGCCCAGATTACTGGCGCTGGCGATGTTCTCAGTGCCATGGAAATGAGCTTTTCCGGTACGATTACCAACATTGATGCCTATGTGACCAGCGCAGTAACGACTGCTGCCAAGGCCGCAACCATCAATCTGGAGATCGGTACAACCAACCTGACGGGCGGCGCAGTTGCGCTGACCTCGGCAAACTGTACCCCACTGGGCGCAAAAGTTGCTGGTTCTGCCATTACTGCTGGCGGTTCTTTCAACTCTGGCGACACTATGAGCATCGAAGCTGCATCGGTAACGGCGTTTGCTGAAGGCGCTGTCATCCTGGTTATCGACGGTACAATCGATTAATCAATAGTTATCCTCCTGTTATGCCGCCTCGCAAGGGGCGGATTTGAGGCATTGCATGGATAATGATAAGCACGTAACTGAAGAGGGGGCCGAAGAGGCTCTTTTGCCGTTGGTGCAGGAAGAGTCTGAGTCAGAAGTACATCGAAGAATTGTCACCAGATGCGATGAATTGTGGTCCTGGTGGCTTGAAAATATTGAAGAATCAAACACTGATAGGGATATGGTTGCCGGTTTGCAGTGGTCGCCAGAGTCTTTGGAGATACGCAAGGGCAGGGTGACACTGGTCGCCAATAAGCTGCCGCAGTATGTCGAGTCTGTTATGGGGGATATTCTTCAAAATCCCACCAATATCAAGTATCGCGCAACATCCTACAACGATGGCTCAAAGGTTAAGGGCAAGAAAGCCAATGCTGAGTATGAGATAGCCGAGATCCGTTCATCGGCTGCCAAGGATATTGAAATAAAATCAAATGCCCAGTCCTGGTATGAAAGGGCCGCACGGAATATGTGTGAGGGTGCCTTTGGATGGCTGCGAGTGGATGCAGTATCGGATGATTATGGCCGTCCACAATTTGAAATATCTGGGGTCATGAATCCGGCTGATGCCATGATTGATTGCTCTGGCATCAAGCCAGACTGGTCTGATGCCAGGGATGGGTTCATCTTTACCCGTATGCCTATCGATGTATTCAAGAAAACCTTTCCAGGCAAAGCGACTACTGACTTCTCCGCCTCTGCCATGCAGACAAATTTCCAGTGGTCCAGGGAGCAATATGTGCTTGTGGCTGAGTATTGGGAGAGGGTTCGTAGGCCACAAGATGAGATTATTGCCGAGCGTAATGTGGGTATTTTTAAGCCTGTCTACCAGGTTTTCTGGCGCAGATTGTCTGGCAACGAGATTTTAGAGGGTGGCGCCAAGGGCGTATTGACACCTTTTTCCAGTTTGCCGGCGCCAATTCCCATGATTGGGTCTGAAGTTATCCGCGGCGATGGTAGCCGGATATTCCAAAGCGTTCACCGCCATGCCCGTGATTTGCAGAAAGATGCCAACTATTGGCGTTCAGGCATGACTCAACAGGTTGCAATGCAGGCATCTGGGCAGCCGTGGGTGGGCACAGCCACAATGTTTGAGGATAACAAGAGCGCTTGGGAGACGGCAAACGTCACAAATCCCTCAATGCTTGCATACAAGGTGGATCCAGAAGCGCCTCAATCTATGCCTACCAAGGCACCCCCTCCAGATATTCCAGCGGCTGCTATGCAGTTATATCTCACCGCCACACAGGATCTTCAGCAATCCCTGGGGATTCGTTCTGATTTGAGCGGAACAGTGAAGGGAGAGGAGTCAGGTCGAGCCATTCTTGCCAAAGAGCGCCAGGATCAAACAGGTAAATATGGCTTCACAAAGGGCCGTGATGCGGCAATTCAGCGTGTTGGAAAGCTCCTCCAGGAGGGAATGAAGCGACTTTATGGCGCAATTCAAAGGCCGCAGGAAGTCAGAATGTACAATTCCGATGAGACTATTGACTATGTTGAAGTGGGTCCGGAAGCATTCCAAGGAGACTATGAGTGTTATGTGGAAGCGGGTCCAAGTTATGCAACCCAAAGAATTGAGGGCGTAAATACCCTGATGGGCCTGGCCGAGTCTATGCCGAACACAATGGCAGTTGGCGCCGATATTTTGGCAGCAAACCTTGATTCTCCAGTAGCAAAGCAGCTTTCTGACAGGTTGCGCAGGGCCATGGATCCTCGCTTTTTGAGCCCAAATGAGCGGGCCGAGATGCAGAAAGAGCAGGAAAATGAACCTCCAGCGCCACCTGATCCTAATCTTGTTCTGCAGTCAGAGATTGAGAAAGCCAGGGCCGCTGCCGCTGAAGCGAGAGTTATGCAAGAGCAACTGAAAACCCAACAGGAAGAATTGCAGGCACAGCAAGAGGCATTGAAATTACAGGCCGAACAGGCCAATCAGGCCAATGCTGAACAGGTAAAAGACTTGGTTGCCCAGGCATTGGCTGAGTTTTTGCGCGAAACTAACGCTCAAAAATCAGTGAGCCAAATACCAGGCCAGCAATAAAAACAATTACGTATCCATTCAAAATCAGTTCTTCACCCATATAAACCTCGTTAGTAAGTACTTGCTAACAGAAACTACCTGATACATAATATCCCCACTCATAGTTTTTACCTATGGGATTTTTACACGCACCATGCCGTTTTGTATGGGTTTAGAGCCGAGGGCTAAAAGAGTGACACGTTTTGATGGTTGGGAAGAGTCGGCAGAAGTCAAAAGCACTGTAGTTTCAGAGGGTGATGAAGCTCCAAAAGTCGAGGCAAAGGAACCTGAAAAGGAACCTGAAACCAAGAAAGAAGAGCCAAAGAAGCCTGAAGAAGAAGCAAAAGCTGATGATACTGATGGCAAAAAACCACCTGAAACTGATGAACCGGAAGAAGTTAAGGGTCTTAAATCGAACGCATTCAAACTGCGTGAGAAAAATAGAGCCTTGAAAGAACAGCTTGCCACCATTCAACA